AATCTCACGGCTACTCTAAAGAACAAATCGAGAGAAAGAAAGAAAGTCTAGAAGGCGTCCTAGTTCCCGTCACCGCGGATTGGAACGTGGAGCTTCTCAAAGAAGCCGGATTCAAGCACGTAGATTGCTACTGGCGTCACCTAAACTTCGCGGGTTGGGTTGCCGTCAAAGAATGAAGCCTAAGTATTCCGTCCCGTCTATGAAGGAAGTAAAGAAGGCTAAAGGCTCTAACGGGTTTACTATGGTTTCGAGTTTTTCCGGTTGCGGTGGTTCTTGTCTAGGTTTTGAACTAGCCGGGTTCAATCTTCTATGGGCGAACGAGTTTATTCCGGAAGCGCGGGAAACTTACCGGGCCAATCACGACGACGTAATCCTAGACGGACGCGACGTTAGAGAAGTAAAGGGTTCCGAGATTCTCGAAGCTATTGGCCTCGAGGTCGGGGAACTTGATTTGTTCGAAGGCTCTCCGCCTTGCTCTTCGTTCTCTATGGCTGGCTCTAGGGAAAAGGCTTGGGGGAAAGTAAAGTCCTATTCTGATTCCGAGCAACGAGCCGACGACTTGTTCTTCGAATACTCCCGGCTGATAAAAGAGATTCAACCGAAAACCTTTATCGCCGAGAATGTTTCCGGGCTAGTTCGTGGAACCGCTCTAGGCTACTTCCGCGAAATCCTCCGTGACCTTAGAGCGAACGGGTATAACGTCGAGGCCAAACTTCTAGACGCCTCTTGGCTCGGTGTTCCTCAAGCTAGAAAGAGAATCATCTTTATCGGAGTCCGTAATGACCTAGTAGAGAAATACAAGGTTGCTCCGGCCTTCCCTTCTCCCTTTGCCTATCAGTATTCGTTAGACGAAGCTCTAGAAGGCGTAGAAGCTTTAGAGGAGTATCTCGACCCGGAAACTCTTTGTGACATAAGCCTCGATAGATACGCGATTGGTTCGGAGTGGGATAAGACTCCAGTTGGAAAATCTTCCGATAAGTATTTTCAGTTAGTCAAGCCGAACCCGTCGAAGCCGATTGGAACGATTACAGCAAGCATTGGAAGTATGAGCGCAGCTTCTCAAGTTCACCCTTTGGAAAAGCGCAAGTTTACATTAGAAGAGCTAAGGCTTCTATCTAGTTTCCCCGCAGACTTTGTCCTAACCGGGACTTATCAGCAACGCTGTGAGCGTATCGGGAGAAGCGTTCCCCCGCTTATGGCTAAGGCAATAGGTGAAACAATAGCTAGAGAGATACTTGCCAAGACCCTTTAGGGGATTGGGAATCAAAAAAAATTTTTAAGTTTGCGAAAGAAGCATAATGCCAGCAGGACGACCAACTAAACCAGTAGAGATAAAGCGATTGACTGGCAATCCCGGCAAGCGCGCCCTGCCGGAGCAATCGGCAATAATGCTAATCCCTCAAGCAAGCAATACCCCTGAACCTGCGCGTCCACTTCTCAAATACGGTCAGGAACTTTGGAACCGGGTTTGGGAATCCGGCATAAATTGGATATCTCCAAACACCGACCTAGAACTTTTACTTATGACTTGCGAAATGATAGACGAACGTTGGAATCTTCGAGTTCGCGTAATGACCGACAACAACCCCAAAGACCGACGGGGACTCCGGGAGATTGACCGACAAATAGTTTCCAATCTTGGGCTTCTAGGGTTTACGCCGTCCGACCGTTCCCGGTTAGGCGTTGCTGAGGTAAAGAAAATGAGCAAGCTAGAAGAGCTAATGGCAAAGAAGGCTAACCGTGAATAGTTGGCCTCCGCTTTGGCTTACTCCCGTTCCAAAAAAAGCAATCGAGCAAGGCGACGGGGAATTCGTAATTGAATTTTCGGAAACCTTTGGAACAATCGGTAAGGACGGAATCGCTGGAAAGGTAGGGGACGCACTCAAGCTACGTGACTGGCAGAAAGAACTAATCCGTCACGTCTACGCCCGGGACGAAAACGGTGGCCTAATAGCGAAAACTTGTCTAATCGGGGAACCGAGGAAAAATGGCAAGAGCGCGCTTGCTTCAGTTAGCTTTGGACTTTACTCGCTACTTGCTGAAGGCGTAGACGGCGGAGAAGTGTATTCAATCGCAGCTGAGAAAGAACAGGCTCGAATCGTATTCTCCGAAGCTAAGAGAATCGTCGAGTCTACGGAACTAAGCGAAATGGTAAAGGTCTACCGCGACGCACTATTTGTTCCAGAAACTAATTCCGTCTATCGAGTTCTATCCGCAGAGAGTTTTTCCAAAGAAGGCTACAACCCCCACCGTGTAATCGCTGATGAGCTTCACGCGCATAAAGACCGTTCACTCTTTGACGTTATGAGCTTGGCTATGGGAAACCGTGGAAGTATTGCGCAGCTAATCGCAATCACAACCGCCGGAGTGAAAAAGGATATGACTGGAGGCGACTCGATTGCTTACAACTTATTTCAGTATGGACAAAAGGTTTCTCGCGGAGAAGTAAAAGACCCGTCTTTCTTTATGGCGTGGTGGGCAGCACCGGACGAAGCAGACCACCGCGACCCGAAAGTTTGGGAGCAAGCTAACCCGGGCTTCAACGACCTAGTGGACAAGGCAGACTTTGAATCCGCAGTAAAGCGAACCCCCGAAGCTGAGTTTCGAACTAAACGCTTGAACCAATGGGTAAGCTCGCAGACCGCTTGGTTACCCGCTGGAACTTGGGACGAACTAAAAAGCGAACGTAAACCTAGCCCGGACGACGAAATAATTCTTGGCTTTGACGGCTCCTTCTCTGGAGACTGTACCGTTCTAGTTGCTTGTGTTATTCCTAAGACCGAAGAAGAGAAACCTTTCCTTTGGCTAGTCAAGGAATGGGAGAAAGACCTAACGATTCACGACGACTTGTGGCGGGTAGATATTCAAGAAGTCGAGGAAACAATTATGAACTTTATACGTGACTACCCAAAGACTAGAGAAGTAGCTTGTGACCCTTTTCGCTGGCAACGTTCTATGGAAGTCCTAGCCGATAAAGGAATCCCAATCGTCGAGTGGCCTTCGACTTCACCGAAACGAATGGTTCAAGCTTGCGCTAAATTCTATGATGCCGTGACCGGGGGAACCGTTGAACACGACGGAAGCCCAGTCTTAGCCCGGCACTTAGACAACGCCGTGACCAAGATAGACAACTTGGGAATCCGTATCGTAAAAGAGAACCGTCATTCACCGCGCAAGATTGACGCAGCGGTAGCCGCAGTAATCGCCTTCGATAGAGCAGTTAGCAGTAGAATAGAAGAAATGGTTCCCGACTTCTTTTTCTAAGGGTGAATAATGGCAACAGTAATTCAAATAATCGGAGCCGCAGTAATCGTTGCGGGTATAGCTTTTCTTTCGATACCCGTTTCTCTAATTGTCGCTGGAGTAGCGACGGTCTTATTTGGAATTGCTATGGAGCGTAACTAATGCTGAATAACCTTTTTGAGAAAAGGGCAATAAACTTTCAAACTTTATGGGGAGCTGGCGAAGACCTAGTAGACCTAAATCAGTCAGGAACTGTTGTCAATTCAGAAACAGCGTTCAAGATTACCGCGGTCTGGTCGGCTGTATCCCTTATCTCGGATACAATTTCAACTCTTCCACTAGACGCTTACATTCGACGCGACGGAGCAAGAGGCCCGTTCCGTCCGAAGCCAGCTTGGGTAACTAAACCCGACCTAGACCAACAGCCTTCAGCCTTCTGGCAGTCCGTAATTGTTTCGCTTCTAATTGACGGAAACGCATTCGTGCGCGTCTTCCGCTCTGGCGGGCAGGTTGTGAATCTAGTTCCACTAAACCCGCACAAGGTTCAAATCAAGCGCAACGGTATCGGTCGAGTTATGTTCGAGGTTCAAGGAGAGAAAAATCTTCTTAGCTCCGAAGACGTTATCTTTATTGCCGACTTAGTTCGTCCGGGCGACATACGCGGAATGGCTAGAGTCGAAGCTCTCAAAGATAACCTTGGACTTTCTATTGCGCTCGAGTCTTACGCTGCCCGCTTCTTTAGCAACAGCGCAACACCTCAAGGAATCATTCAGTTCCCAGGCAATCTCAATTCAGAGCAGGCCGAAAATCTTCGACGCGGATTCGACTCGGCCCACCGAGGGCTAAAGCGTTCGCACAAGACCGGAGTTCTATCCGGTGGCGCAGAATGGAAACCAACAGGTGTAGACCCTGAGCAGAGCCAACTAGAGAACTCGCGTCGCCTAGCGGTTGAAGACGTAGCTCGCGCGTTCAACATTCCAAACCATATGCTTGGCGTTCAAGGTTCAACGGCATACGCCTCAGTCGAGCAAGACTCTATCTTCTTTGTTCAGCACACGCTTAGACCAATCGTTCAGAAACTAGAAACCGCATTTAGCATTCTTCTAAACGAAGTTCCCGGCGGAGAGAACGCATTCTTGAAATTCAATCTCGACGGATTGCTCCGCGGAGATTCACAGGCCCGGGCGAATTCTTATTCAATAGGACTTCAGGCCGGGTATTACACCGTGAACGACATTAGAAGATTCGAAGACCTAACCCCAATGACCGATAATGTAGCAAACCAAGTTCGAGTTCCACTAGCGAACGTATCTATTGACGACTCACGCGTAACTATTGAGGACAAGAAAGTTCTTATGGCTCAAAGACTAGTTACCGCGGGTTATGACCCGAAGGCAGTTCTCGAAGCTCTAGGACTTCCGGCAATTCCTCACACCGGAATTCCTTCCGTTATGCTTCAGGGAGTTGCTCAGATTGACCCGGCTAACCCGCAGGGCGTCTACGAGGTTCAGTAATGGCAATTAGTTCGGGAGCTATTACGGTTGGAACCGTTCCGTCAATTATCGACGGAACTTACAATTCCAATTTTCGCCTAATCGTTCACAACAACGACAACACGGACGCAGTTTACTTAGGTGGCCCGAACGTAACTATTACCGACGGCTTGAAACTAGATAAGGGAATCATTCTTCAGCTAGAAATGAATCCGCTTGAATCCGTATTCGCAGTATCCGGAAAAGCCGGACACGTAATTACCTATCTGAAGCAGGTATAAGTTGCCATATTATATAACAGAAAAATCCGCAGACTGCCCAGCTTGGGCCGTAGTAAAAGAAGACGGCGAACTAATCGCTTGCCACGACACTAAAGAATCCGCGATTGACCAAGCAGTAGCTATTAGCATTTCCGAAGAAGAAGAATTTGTTGGAGAGCGCGCAGCGGTTGGAGAACTAAATCCGGGCGATTATGTTAGCTGGAACATAAACGACCCTAAGATTCTTGCCGAAGTAATTTTGGTAGAAGGTCAAGTAGCCGTTCTCGAAGTTTATGAGTTAGAAGATACGGTCTATCACTCGACAGACCGCCTAATGATTATGAACGTCTTCAAGCTAAAGCGTGTTCCTAGACCAGAACTAATCTCTGAAGAGTTTGAAGAAGAAGACCTAGAAGAGCAAGCTTCAGAAGAAGATATAATGCTGGAAGATGAAATCCGTCAGGTAAACCTAACCCCGCCCGCCTATATGAGAGCAGCAGCGCGTAGAGGTCTAGAGTATTACTCCGAAGGTTTAGCGGGTGACGGTCTAGTAGATAGAACCGTTAGAGAAGCTCGAGCTATGGCAGAAGGAAACGTTACCGCCGACAAATGGGTTCGTATCGGAGCGTGGATTGCTAGACACTTAGGCGACCTAGATTCTCCGGACGCAAATCCTTCTTCCGAGAATTATCCTTCTGCGGGAGTTGTTGCTCATCTTCTTTGGGGAAGTGGGCCGAGCAAGTCTTCAGCACGTCGAGCGTTGAACTATGCGCAGGGAGTCGTTGCTAGACTAGAGGAAGAAAATCGCGCAAGCATAAGTCAGGAAAGCGAACAAATGGCAAAGATTGAAAAGCGAACTAACGAAGTTCAGTTCGAGCTAAGAGCGGTAGAGAACGGCGACGGAATGACGTTTACCGGATACGCCGCAGTCTTCAACTCTCCAAGCGAACCACTTCCTTTTATCGAACGGATTGCTCCGGGCGCATTCAAGCGTTCGCTAAAAGCCCGTAACGATATCAAGCTTCTATGGAATCACGACACCGGAAGCGTTCTAGGTTCTACACGCGCCGGAACTCTAAAGCTAGAAGAAGACTCTCACGGACTACGGGTAACCGCTATGCTCCCTGAAACTTCTCTCGGGAAAGACGTTCGGACTCTTGTTCAACGCGGTGATGTATCAGCTATGTCTTTTGGATTTTCAGTTCCGGCTAACGGGGATTCTTGGAATACGGAGGGAACAGAAAGAACTCTCCGCTCCGTAAGGATTCACGAAGTGAGCATTGTCGCGTTTCCCGCATACAGTCAGACCGCAGGAACCGCAGCGGTTCGTTCTTTTGACGGAGTAGCAAAGCGCGCAGAGGTAGACGCAGATGAATTAGCAGACGCTATGCTTGCTATCGAAGACGGCAAAGACTTATCTCTAGTTCAGTCGGAACTTCTTACTAAAGTAATTCAGCGACTAACCCCGCAAGAAGTAGCAGAAACGGAAGATAACTCGGAAGAGCTAACCGCGCTAGAACTAAAGAAGAAGAAGTTTGAACTACTAATGAAGAGGCTATAAATGGCAAGCAAGGAAGCAATCAAAGAGGCAATTCTAAAAGCTTCAGGTAATCCCGAATACGGAGTAGTTACTGATAATGTAGAAGCTTGGGCGCAAGCAATCTGGGAACTTGACAACGAAGTCAAGCCTAAAGAAGTTCGCGTCATAGAGGCTAAAGAAACCCGATAAGGGCCGTCGAGGATTTCCCCCTTTCTCTCGACACGCAACCCCGCCGTATTCCTTTCCGGCGGGGTTGCTCTTTGCCCGGGTTGTTAGAATATAACTAATGGGTCGAGTCAGCTCCCCGTTGCTACCGTATGAGTTAGCTCGACGGAATCCAAATCAAAATAACTAAGGAGAAACAACTATGTCTGACTTCCTAAAGTCACAGGTTGAGGCTCGCAACAATCTAATCGAACAGGCTCGTGGCGTTATTGAGTCTGCCGAATCAGAGAAGCGCGGGTTGTCTGCTGAAGACCAGCAGAAAATCGACCGTATCGAAACAGAGATTAGCCAGCGCGACGCAGCTATCGACACCGCAAAGAAACTAGCAGAGCGCGAAGAGCGCGCAGTAGACGCAGCCCGCGAGTCCTTCGTTCCTTCGAATGAAGTTCGCAACGACAGCGACATTCTACGCGCAATCGCAAATGGCGAAGTTCGCTCACACATCTTCGGCGCAGAGAAGAGAAGTCTTGTTCCTTCAGACAATACTGTTCCAAAAAGTTTTTATGACGAGGTGTTTTCTGTGGCCAGACAGGCCGGCCCTATGCTTCAGGTCGCACAGGTCATCAACACCGCTTCTGGTGAGCAGCTAACCATTCCAACTCTTACCGGATACTCAACCGCAACTATCAAGTCTGCTGGTTCAGCTATCTCGGACTCAGAGCCAACATTCAGCTCAATCGCTCTATCAGCATTCAAGTATTCATTCTTGGTTCCTGTGGCGAATGAACTTCTAACAGATGCCGGTTTTGACATCAGCTCACTCATTGCTGAGCAGGCCGGTAACGCCATCGGATTCGGAGTAAACACCGGACTAACCGTTGGAACTGGAACTGTAGAACCGACTGGTATCTTCACAACCGGAGCTTCCGCTGTAACTGGTGGAACCGGTGTGTCAGGTGCTCCAACTTACGAGAACCTTGTGGACCTTGTCTATGCTCTAGACGGCGCAGCAAGAATTCTGCCGGGTGTCGGATTCCTGATGTCCAAGTCTGGTCTTGCGGCAGTTCGCAAAATCAAGGACGGCGCAGGAAACTACATCTGGTCAGGTAACGCAGTTCTAGGTCAGCCGGACACAATCCTTGGATACCCAGTATTCGAGAACCCGGCCGCACCGACAGTTGCTGTTGGCGCATTTAGCATTGGCTATGGACACCTTCCAAGCTACAAGGCTCGTGTTGCTGGAGGAATCCAAGTAGCTCAGTCATCTGATTATGCCTTCAACGAAGATGTGACCACATTCAGAGTCACCGCTCGCGTGGATGGAAAATTGACTCACGCAAGCCACTTCGTGAAGTTCAAGGGTGGAGCAAGCTAAACACTAGCTCTCAAAGACTGGAGAGGTCGTCGGACGGTAGGGTTCCGGCGACCTTTCCTTTTGTCTTTTTCAAGTGCTAATGTTTTTCTATGACTCCTACAAAATCAAAGAACCCCGCTAACCGTGAGCAGTTCAACGGAACGGTTACTCTCTACTCCAACTCCCCAGACCAACCGACCGGGTATGGTCAGCAAGCCCGCTATTTAGTAGACCGTCTAAAGCGTCACGGCTTCGACGTCGCAGCTCTTTCTAATTACGGACTTGAAGGAATCAAGCGTGAACTCGATACGCCGTATGGAAAGATTCCTCACTTTGCTCGAGGCTTCGATATGTATTCGAACGACTCGGCTCCGATAGACCACAAAACTTTTTCGGCTTCAAAGCCAAACCAACCTAACGCTATGCTTACGCTCTACGACGTATGGGTTCTTACCAATCCTGCGTTCAACGATATAGACATTTTTAGTTGGGTTCCCCTTGACCACATTACGCTACCTCCTCGAGTCGAACAGTTTCTAAGAAAAGAAAAAGTTACTCCGGTTGCTATGGCTCCCCACGGAGTTCGACAAATGGAAGCTAAAGGAATTGAATGTAAGTATGCGCCTCACGGAATAGATACTAAAGTTCTAAAGCCGACCTTTGAAATAAACGGCGAGTCCGTAGAAGAACATATGGGAACTAAAGACCGCTTCGTAGTTGGAATGGTAGCAGCAAACAAAAGCTCTGGCCTTCTACACCGAAAAGCATTTAGCGAAAATCTACTCGCCTTCTCTATCTTTCAAAAGAAGCACCCGGACGTAATGCTCTACCTTCACACCGACCCGGTTTCTAAAGGCGTCGGCTGGAACTTAGTTAGCCTTCTTCAGAGCTTGGGTGTAAATAAAGAAGACGTTGCTTTCCCTAATCCTCTTAGTTATCGCTACGGAATTCCGCAGGAAACTCTTGCTGGATACTATACGGGAATGGACGTTCTTCTTGCGACGTCTTACGGTGAAGGCTTCGGGGTTCCGTCCGTTGAAGCTCAGGCTTGTGGAACGCGCGTTATCGGTTCTTCTTGGGCAGCAACTCCAGACCTTATCTCCGAAGATTCTTTCTTAGTAGAAGGACAACCACAATGGGATTCAGGGCAGGACGCTTGGTGGCAGATTCCTAACGTGCCTTCAATAGTTGGAGCCTTGGAAGAGGCATACAAGCTTGGCAAGGGTCGTTCGCAAACAGCTATCGACTTCGCCTCTAACTTTGACGTGGACAAGGTCTGGGCTAAATACTGGCTACCGATACTTCGCGACAAATTCGCCTAATGATTCCCGTTCTAGGATTCGCAACTTACAGCCAGTTCGATTTGGCAAATAGGCTTCTTGCTTCAATAGATTATCCGGTTGAACATCTAGTAATCGTAGACAATTCAGGACTCCAATCTTGGGAACCAAAGAAGCCGGAGCAAGTAAAGAATCTTTGGCTACTACGAATTCCATACGGACTTGGGCTTGTTGGAGCTTGGAATCTTGTAATCAAGTCCACGCCTTACGCTCCTTACTGGTTGCTTGTAAACGACGACGCGTGGTTCGAGCCGGGCGCACTAAAGATAATCGCCGAACAAGTAGACCCCGAAGCTATAAACTTCGTCGATATTATTCCTCTTTGGTCTTGCGTTGTCTTTGGAGAAGGCGCAATCGCAAAAGCCGGACTCTACGACGAACGCTTCTATCCGCTCTACTTTGACGATAACGACTTAGCCCGGAGAATGGAGAATGCCGGAGTCAAGGCAAGACAAATAAAAGCGGGGGTCAATCATCAAAACTCTTCAAGCCTAACGAACAAGGCAGAAGAAAATAATCGCACCTATCAAGCGAACCAAAGACTAATGGATAAGAAGATTATTGAGAATGACTTCTCTCCGGGCTACTGGGACTTGACTATAAGAAGGGCTAACCGTTGGGACTAACCATATACACCGGGGGAACATTCGACCTGTTTCACGCGGGTCACGTTGCCTTCTTGGAACGTTGCTCCGAGCTAGGTTTTGTAACAGTTTCCCTAAATACGGACGAATTCATAACGGAGTATAAAAAGAAAGCTCCGGTAATGACCTACGCAGAGAGAGCAAGGGTTCTTCTTAGCTGTCGTTACGTTACCCGAGTTATACCTAACTACGGCGGAGCAGACTCGACTCAAGCAATCGAGGCCGTATCTCCCGACCTAATAGTGATTGGTTCCGATTGGGCAAGGCGTGACTACTATTCACAAATGGGGTTTACTCAAGACTGGCTAGATGAACGCGGTATAGGCTTGGCCTACATTCCCTACACGGACGGAATCAGCTCGACTGCTATAAAAGCTCGGCTGGTAAGATAGAAGCGAACAAAGGAAAATCTTATGGCAATCGTAAACGGATATTGCTCTCTCGCAGAAATCAAAGCTTCTGCTCGCATTACCGACAGCGTAGACGACACGCTTCTAGAGCTTGCGGTCGAATCAGCTTCTCGAATGGTAGATAGCTATACGCAACGCTACTTCTACAACGCTGGAACAGCAACTAGATTATTTGCTCCTCAGGATTCTTATGTTAGCGAAATTGACGACCTAATCACTTTGACAACTCTTCAGACTTCCGACGGTGACGACTTTGGCACAACTTGGGCAGCTAAGGATTATCAGCTAGAGCCACTAAACGGAAACGTGGACGGTCTTACAGGACACCCAGCTACCCGTATAAGGGCCGTAGACGACTTCTTGTTCAACGTCCTAGACGGAGAAGCAACCGTTCGAGTTGTGGGCGTCTGGGGCTGGTCAGCGGTTCCTGTAGCCGTAAAGCAAGCAACAATAATTCAAGCAGCAAGAATCTTCAAGAGAAATGACAGCCCACTTGGAATCGCGGGCTTCGGTGAAATGGGAGCTATTCGTGTGGGCGTTCAACTAGACCCGGACGTCAAGCACCTTATCGACGTTTATAGAAAAGTCAGATTCGCCTAATGGCTAGCATTACCGACCTTCGCGCCGGCCTAGCCTCGGCCATTGGAGCAATCTCCGGACTAAGGACTACAACCGAAACCCCGGATACAATCTCCCCTCCTGTCTCAATTATCAACGTAGCAACTGTCAATTATGACAAGGCCGGTTCACGCGGTCTAGACGAATACAATTTCATTATTACTTGTATCGTTGGTCGAGTTGGAGAGAGAAGCGCACAAAGACTTCTAGACGCATACGTGACGCCAGCCGGGAGTTCTTCCGTAAAGCTGGCGATAGAATTAGATAGGACGCTCGGTGGGAAATGTGATTCTCTTCGAGTTACCGATATGCGCAACTACGGCTCCATTGTTATTGGCGAAGTTACCTATCTAGCTGCTGAATTCAACGTCGTAGTTTACGCACAATAAAACCGCTAGGAAAATAGGAGAACAAAAACAAATGCCAAAGTATGTAGTAATAAACCCAAAGGTAACAATCAACGGAACTAACGTTTCGCCTTCTGTTGCTGCCGCTACTCTAGAGCTAACTGCCACAGATGTAGACGTGACTAGCTTCGGAAGCAACGGTTGGACAGAGATTATTTCTGGACTAAAATCCGGAACAGTTTCACTAGACTTCCACTCCGGCTATGCCGCAGGTGAAATCAACACCGTTCTAAACCCACTCATTGGAACTCTCGCTACCGTAGTAATCAACCCAAACGGAACAGCTACGTCTTCAACTAACCCGGCCTGGACTGCGACCGTTCACGTGAACACCGTGTCTCCAGTCGCGGGAGCAGTCGGCGATTTGGCCACCTTCAGCGTGTCATACCCGACAAGTGGCTCCGTTACTTTCGCAACCGCATAAGGCTAGAAAATGAAACTAACCCTACGCATTGAGTTCGCAGACGGAACACACAAAGACGTTCTTGTATCGGCTCCCGATATGGTAGCGTTCGAAGACAAGTACGACGTTTCAATAGCAAAACTAGACGACCCAAAAATGGGCTGGTTGCTCTTCCTAGCTTGGCATTCTGAGAAGCGAAGAAAACAAACAGACAAAGAATTCGACGGTTGGCTAGAACTAGTAGACGCTATTGGAGCAACAGAAGACCCAAAAGTAACAGAATAGTTGGACTAGGCGATAGCTCCGCTCATTGGTTCATAGCTTCCCTAGCGGTCGAGTCCGGAATCGCTCCGAGTATTTTGCTCGAGCAGTCCGACCGAATGCTTTGGACAATGAACAGGTGGCTTGTCGCTAAGAACCTTCCGAAGTAAGTGAAGCCCTTGCTAACGTAAGGGCTTCACTTATTTGTGTTCAGTAGAATAGATAGAAGGAAGGCTGGTGAAATGATACAGATAGACGTTGAAGGCTTAGGCAAAACCGTCCGTGAGCTAAAAAAATTTGAGCCGGAACTTTTTGCTCAGATGAAAAAAGAAATCATAAACGAACCCGGTGTAGCTTCGGTCTTGTCTTCTATCAAATCAAAGGTTCCCTACATCTCTCCGTTACTAGGAAACTCTCTTACTGGTAAAGGCGGTATGCTTCACAACGGTCGAACTCGTTACGAAACCCCAAAGGTTCGAATCTACGTTAGAAACAATCCTCGACTAAGTAAGAGCGGGGGACAACGTTCCCTGATTGGATTTGAAGCCGTATCCCCCGGGGACGCAGCAGGTTTTGAAATTCTCGACTTAGTCGGTAGTGGCCCGGACGCCAACTCAAGAAACGCTAAAGGAATGCTAAAGAAGCTTAGGGGAGAACCTTCTCGCTACGTGTGGAAGGGATACGAAGCCAGAAGAGAAGGCGTCACAAGAGCAGTTCTAGCAATCGTAAATAGATACACCACCAAAGCGAACGTAAAGCTAGAGGTAATATAATGGCCGTCAGAATTCCGATTATCACCGTCTTCGACTCTAAGGGTTTGAAGCAAGCGCAGTATCAGCTAAATAAAGTTCGAGGCAACTTCCAAGCTCTAGGACGAAACGCTGCTATTGCCGGAGTTGGCATTGGAATAGTTGCTACCGCTTTAGGTAAGAGCGTTCAAAACGCAGCCGAAGCTCAAAGAATAATGTCGCAGACCGAAGCGGTTCTAAGGTCTACCGGAACTACTGCCAACGGAACTGCCGCAGATATCGCTAATCTTTCTGAAACTCTAAGTCGTCAGACCGCAGTAGACGACGAACTGATTCAGTCGGGCGCGAATCTTCTTCTTACTTTCAAAAACATTCAGAACCAATCCGGACTGAATAACGACGTATTCAATCAGACTGTTCAAGCGACTTTAGACGTATCCCGAGCTATGGGAACGGACGCAACTACCGAGGCTATTCGTCTAGGTAAGGCGTTGAACGACCCGGTAAAAGGACTCTCTGCCCTAAGCCGGGTTGGTATTCAATTCACAGCGCAACAAAAAGAGCAGATAAAAGCTCTTACCGAATCAGGCGACCTTCTTGGCGCGCAGAAGATTATTCTTGCGGAACTACAATCGCAGTTCGGTGGTTCAGCGCAAGCTTACGCACAGACCTTTGCCGGACAGATTGAACTTCTTGGTATTGAGCTAGAAAACTTTAGCGAAGAAATTGGCGTTATTGTTATGCCAGCTCTTAGAAGTCTTATGGACGGCCTCCGCGAAATGGCTCCGGAGATTGGTTCTAAATTACGCGACGCTGTAAATTCCGTAGACTGGAAAGCTTTAGCTAAAGCTCTTCTTGATACAGCAACTTTCTTCTTACAGAATGCTGAAACAATTATCAAAGTTTCTGGCGCGCTCTTTGTTCTCAATACCGCTTACAACATAATCAAGGTCACGCAAGGTTTATATAACGCCGTTGCGGTATTGACTAACGCGAATCTTCTTGGAACAGAGGTAGCAGCTAAGAAGGCAACTATCTCACTTGGTTTCTTTAGAACCGCTCTTCTCCTAAGCGGAGTCGGAGCAGCAGTATTAGCACTTGGTTTCATAATCGAGGGAATCTCCAAGACTAACGAAGGCGCAAGAGCCACCACTCCAACCGTTACAAGTTTTGGAACCGCAGTTCTAAAATCTGGACAAGACGCAGAATGGGCAGCCGGTAAATACAACGTAGCAAAGAGCGCAATCGAAGGACTAAATAGCGCGTCTGCTAACTACAAGCCACCAGTTCTTTCCGTTGGGCCTGACGCAGCAGAACGCCGAATGAACCTAGATAAGTCTTTCAATCTTTCTAAGTATCTAAACCTTCAAGCCGAACTAGAAAAAAACAACGCAACAAATACTTCTAGTTCAACTTCTATTTCTACAGGCACAACTTTCGCAGGTGTTCTAGGAAAAAACCTATTAGAACAAACAAGGCTAAACAAACTAACAGGTAAAGGTCTTTCTGCGGGCGCAGCCGAACTAGCTCTTTCGACAGTCGATAATAAAAAACAATTCACAAAGCTAATTACCAATCTAGGTAAAGCCGGAGTAGTAGATAAAAGGCAAGCGGTATTCAACCGAACTGCTGCGGGTAAAGCTGAGCTTGCTCAGATACAAGCAAATAACGACGCTCAAAATGCGGCAAATCTAGCCGCTCAGCAAGAAGCGGATAGGCAACGTCAAGCAGTTATAGACGCAGAAAAAGCCGCAGCTGACGAACGCGAAAGAATATATAAGTCATTTGCCGATTCAGTTACTAACACATTCGCTAGTATCAAGGACGCAATCGTTGGAGCCTTTAGCCTTCCAGAACTAGGCGGTTCGACCGATTCAATTATTCGGAATATGGATAAGCTTCTTACCCGGGTAAAGTCTTTCTCTCAGAACATTACAAAGCTATCCTCTATGGGACTAGACCCTGTATTACTTCAGCAAGTAATTCAGGCTGGCCCGGTTGCGGGCGCACGTCTAGCAGCGGGGTTAGTCGCTGGGGGAGCAGACGCACTAGGACGAATAAACGCGGGCTTCGGAGAGATTCAGACTCTCGGTTCCGAAATCGGTATGACAGGAACGCAGTCCAGATTCAATAACGCAACCCAGCAGAACGTTTACAACATAAACGTAGAAGGTGGAGTTGGTTCCGGAGCAACTATTGGTAAAGCAATCGTGGACGCAATCAAGGCTTATGAAAGAACTTCTGGCGCGGTTTGGCAGGGCGCGTAATGGCAGCCCCAGCTCTAAAGGTTGAACTAGGTCTTGACTTAGGTAGTAACGACCCATTCGCTTTTCGACTTGACGACGCAATCAAAGGTGTTCTAGATAACGTAGATTACACATTAGGCGGAACGAAGCTCTTTGATATTTCTTCCCGTCTTGTATCCGTCGCCGTCCGTCGAGGTAAGTCACAAGCTCTCGACCGCGTAGACGCCGGAGTAGCAACAATTACGGTGGACAACTTCGACCGACTCTTTGACCCGCTCTATGAAGCCGGACTTTATTACGGGCAGCTTATACCCCGGCGCGAGGTAGTTATCAGCTCTAATGGTTACCCGGTCTTCAACGGCTTTATCGACGACTTCGATATTCAGTATGAGCCGGGAAAGAAGTCCGTAGTTTCAATAGCAGTTTCGGACGCCTTCTCCGTTTTAGCTAACTCAGCTCTTGACGAATTAGTTCCCTCTAGCGAATTATCGGGAGCAAGAATCGAACGCGTCCTAGACCTCCCTGAAGTGGGCTGGCCTTTAGAAAGAAGAGAGATAGACCCGGGCAATACTCTAATGCTTGATTCGGTAGTTACCGAAGGCACGGGAACACTCAGCTATCTCCAGCTTGTAGAAACTAGCGAGTTCGGAACAATCTTTATTTCACGCGAAGGAAACGTAGTCTTCAGGGAAAGAAACTCAGTCCCGAACGTTATTAGCTTGGTGTTTGCTAACACAACTACCGACCCGCTTCTTACCGCCATTCCGTTTATTGACGTAAACATTGTCTACGGTTCCGAGAATCTTTACAACCGTATTCTTCTAGAGAATGACGACGCTATTCCAGAACAAGGATTCGCAGAAGACCTAGACAGTCAAGCCCTTTATGGAGTTCGTGTTTACGATAAGTCAGGGCTTCTAGTTCAGAATCCCGAAGACCTCCAATTCCTATCTGACTACTTGCTAGAGCGATTCAAGCAACCCCAATACCGATTCGAAACCGTGACCGTATCTCTAGACAATATTCCAACGGAGAAACAGAACCTAGTTCTAGACCTAGAAATCGGCGACATTGTCCAAGTCAAGTATTTACCTTCTGAAGTTCCCCCGGCTATCGAGCAATACTGCCGAGTTATCGGAATAAACAACAGCTGGGACAACTCAAGCAAGAACATAACCTTTAGCTTGGAGCGTCTAGACTTCGCAATCTTTATACTAGATGACGCCGTTTTGGGTGTCTTAGACGACGACCGCCTTGCTTACGAGTAAAATAGAAGAAAGACATAAGGAAAACAATGCCTAGAAAAACCTTTACCGCTGGAGAAGTGCTTGCTGCTTCTGACGTCAATCTGTACCTTTCAAACGAGGTAAATCTTGCTACTAGCACGGCGACCACCTACACCGTTCTTCCGGGCGACCGCTACGAAACTCTAGTCTTCACCGCAGCTTCAGCCGTGACCGTGACTATCGGAACCGCTACCGCTTTCCAAGCCGGAGAAAGAATAGACATTCTTCAAGACGGAGCTGGAACCGTGACTATCACCCGTGACGGAACCGCAACTACTATAAATGGACGCGGAACCGCTGGAACCGCTTACCGCATTGGTCAGCGCTATGACGCTGTATCTGTTGTCTGTGTGGGTACTAACTCTTACCGCATTATTGGTAACGCAACGGCAGTCTAATGACTCTCTCAGCGTTAGGTATTTTTAGTGCTGCTGGGGCTGGTGGGGGAGCTGCCCTATCTGACTACGAGCTTATTGAAACCCAGATTTTGGGTAGCTCTCAGGCTTCTATTACTTTCAGCAGTTTAGGCACTTACTCATCTACCTATAAGCATTTACAAATTCGTTATACAGCAAAAAATAACTCAAACGATTTTAGCGACAATTTCTTTGTCACGGTAAATGGGGACACATCAGCAAACTATTCACACCATAGATTAGTGGGTAATGGTTCTGCGGTCACTTCAATAGCTTCAACATCTCAAAACTCAATGATTCTAGGCAGGTATGGTCAAAGTGTTGGAACCATTTTTGGCGCTGGAGTAATTGACATTTTAGACCCTTATTCAACTACAAAAAATAAAACCTTTAGGTCTTTCTACGGTTGCTTCAATACCACTTTTGTCATGCTAAATAGCGGACTATGGATGGCCACCAGCTCTGTGACATCGTTAAGTCTTTCGGCTAGTCCAGTATCTTTTGCGGCTGGCTCTCGCTTCTCTCTCTACGGAATAAAGGGATAACAATGCCAACACCTACTTATACACCTCTAGCTACTGTGACTCTAGGCACAGCCGTTAGCTCTGTTACCTTTTCTTCTATTCCAGCAACTTACCGAGATTTGATTGTCGTTTATAGCGGAACACTTAGTACTGGTGGGCCATCAGGAATTGAGTTTTATTTCAATGCCGATGAAACCGCAGCGAATTATTCCTATGTTTGGGCTTACGGAGATTCAGGCGGTGCTGCTTCAACATCAGGAACAAACCAATTTTTTGTTGGAAGCAGCGGACAAAGCACTTCAATTCTTCAGATTATGGATTATTCGGCGACAGATAAACACAAAACCACACTTACTCGTTCTAACTCAGCTGCTACAGAAGTAGATATGTTGGCTTCTCGTTGGGCAAACACGGCAGCAATTACAAGTATTGTTTTCAAGGACAGTAGTGCTGGGTTTAACTTTGCTTCTGGTTGTACTTTCTCACTTTACGGAGTAATCGCCTAATGAAACTTATAGAATCTAAAACTGTAGGCACAGCAGTTGCCTCAGTAGAGTTCACCTCTATCCCTCAAGATGCGACTGACCTCTACCTAACTGTTTCCAGCAGAACTACTGGGGCTGGGCCAGATTGTTTCATTAGACCAAATGGCTCAACATCAAATATGTCTGGTAGGAGATTACGAGGTAATGGAGTAAACTCTTTATCTAGCACAGAAACAACTGCTTATGTAGAGAATTGCGTGTCTACCGATACGGCTTCAACATTTTCTAATAACTCGGTCTATTTTACTAATTACACTTCTTCAGCTAACAAGTCAATTTCAATAGACGCTATTAGAGAGAACAACGCCACAGATGCGAGGCAAGCAATTTTTGCTGCTCTCTGGTCTGATTCAGCAGCTATTACTTCAATTACGATTGTTCCTAGCTCCACTAACTTTGATGTAGGAAGCACCTTCTCACTTTACAAAATTACAAAAGGCTCTGACGGAATCGTAACAACAAGCTAACAAGAAAGAAAAGAAAATGACAGAAGTAATCACAAAGCTAGTGGTTGATTGCAGTACAGGAGAGGCAACTGAGATTCCTCTTACCGAGGCTGAATTGGCTCAAAGAGAAACTGACCGCCTAGCTTACGAAGCTCAGGAAGCGGAACGCCTAGCTGCCGAGGAAGCAAAAGAAACAGCTAAAGCCTCTGCTAACGCCAAGCTTAAAGCTCTGGGTCTAACTGACGCTGAAATCGCTGCTATCACCGCATAATGGCTGAGGAAACAACTGGGGTACGCATTACCCAGCAAGCAATTTACGCCAAGCAACTTGAGCATGGGGAAACCCTTGTCAAGATACTTGAGAAGCTAGACCACTTAGACGAAGTTCCAAACCGTCTTCGGGAAGTAGAACTAACCCTTGCCCGGTTAGCGTGGATTGAAAAGATTGCTTACACCGGACTAGCCGCAGGAATCACCGGACTAGCTTCGGCTCTATTTTCTCTTCTTGTAAAATAGAACTATGCGTTTTCCTTTTGACAAGCCAATCCCAAGAATCTCTTCGCCTTATGGCTGGAGGATTCACCCGATAGACAAGGTTCGTCGCCACCATAACGGCGTCGATTACGCGGTTGAAATTGGTCGCCCGGTTCGAGCTATTGCTAACGGAAAAGTAATCTACGCTGGGCCTTCAACAATCAAGTTCCCTAACGGAGAACCTGCCGGAGCTGGATACATTGTTCGCCTCAGTCACAAGATAAACGGGGAATGGATTACGTCGTCTTACTACCACTTGAAAAAGGGTTCTATCAAAGACGCAGAAATAAAAGTGGGGGACTTAGTTTTCGAAGGCGAGAAGCTAGGCGAATCTGGGAACACGGGAGAATCTACTGGGCCACACCTTCACTTTGAGATTCAGCGCGGTAAGCGATACATCTACACAAACAACGGAACCCGCTTTACCGAACCCACTAGCTACATCAAAACCCAAATAGCTCTAGACAAACTAAAGTGAAAATCTTTGACGCTCTAATGCTTCTTCGAGAGCAAGAAGGCGAGGACACTTCCGGCCCGTCTTGGAAGTATCGACGGAAGCTAATCTATGGCGGTTATCGCTTAGGCTTCGTTATGATTATCTTTGGAATGGGAACCTTCTTCTTTGACAAGGAAGTATCTGTTCAGCTTGTAATTGGCGGTGTTGCTCTAATCTCGATTATCCTTACCGCATACACCGCGTCTGCTACCTTTGAAGACGTAAACCTATACAAGAAAGAAGAAGAATAATGTTCAATCTAACCCCGCATACCCGCAAGTGGATTTATGGAATTATCGCAGCAACCGTTCCACTACTAATTAGCCTTGGAACAATTACAACCGAACTAGGCGCGCAGATTCTAAACGTCGCCGCAGCTCTACTAGCAATCGGTGGTTCTGCCCTAGCAATTACTTACGTCCCGGACGAAGAGTAACGCTCCGCTTCGGTGGTCCCTCCCCAAATTCCGGTAACCCGGGTAGAGAGCGCGTAGTCGCGACATCTTACCCTAACCGGACACCTCCCGCACATAGATTTGGCAATTTCTTCTACCAAATTTTGGGCCTCTTTGCTTGCTTCTTGCGCGAAAAATACCTCCGGAAGCTCCTCGCATTCAACCGGGCCGCACTCTAGGATTGCTTCGTGAAGCTCTAAATACTTGCGCTCGATACCGAGTAAATGTCTTAGGGTAGTCATAGATTGACCTTATAGGATAATCAAAACAAAAAAGCTAGAAAGGGAAAAATGATAAAGGAACTTGAGCTAAAGGAATTAGGGGACGCCGTTCTTCTCGGCAACTACGAAAGCGGTTCTCCGGAGTGGCACGAACTACGCAAAGAGAACGGAGCTGTCGGAGGTTCCGACATTGGAGCAATCGCCGGACTTAGTCCTTGGGAATCGCAGATAACAAAGTGGGCCAAGAAGACGAATCAAATAGAAGATAGCTTCGAACCGTCTATGGCTATGCGACTTGGAACAAAACTCGAAGCTCCTATTCTCGAAATCTTTTCCGAGGAACACCCGGAATACGAAATCTTTACAACCGGAACGTGGGCGCATAAAGACTTCAACTGGCAACGCGCTAATCCGGACGCTCTCTATCGCAAGCCTGACGGAACGTGGGGCATTATCGAAGTCAAGTTCTCGCGCGACTATTGGAGCGAAGTTCCACAACACTACCGCGCGCAGGTGCTTTGGTATATGAACGTCTTTGCTATTCAGGAAGCTAAGTTGGTTGCTTTAGCCGGGTCAAGCTATCAAGAGTTTGACGTCGAGTGGGATAGCTTCGAAGCGTCTTCTCTAATTGCTGCGGCTTACCGCTTTAGGGAATCGGTTCTCAATAACAAAATGCCGGACTGGGACGGTAGCAACTCTACCTTTGAAACTATCCGCGCTATGAATCCGAAAATCGAAGAAGGCGAAGAACATCTAGACGAACTAGGGGTTCACTACTTTATTGCCCTAAGTCAATTTGAAGAAGCGGAAAAGAAACTTACCGAACTAAAGAGTCGAGTTCTCTCGGCTATGGGCGGAAAGAAAAAAGGAATCGTCTACGGCGAACACGCGATAAGTCTTCGCGCTCGCGGATTAGGCAATCCTTACCTACATCACGAGAAAGGGAAAAAGTAATGCCAGAACTAATTCTTAGCGGATTTGGAAACGAAGACATAACTATTGACCTAACAGGAAAGACACCTGAGCAAGCAATAGAGCAAGCGATTGAACAAGTAAACGAGAAAGGAAAAAGTAAATGAAGAAATGCTCCTGCGGTAATAGCGAGAAATACGACAACAACGGTCTTTATAAGACCGAAGACCTCATTGAATTATTTTGGGGACTACTGAAAGACGGATACACCGGACTTGGGTTCGGTCTTATCCTTGACCTAATTGAACGCGACGTGAAAGACCAAAGAGAAAGGGAAGAAGAAATTGGCTAACTTCAATCTAAACGACTACGAAACTGTCGAGGAAAGACTAAGAAGATTTTGGGCTGACCCGGCTAACGAAGACGCGCGACTAGTAACAATAAATAGAACAACGCCTCAAGACCGCGCGGTTGGAACTTGGGTCGTCGAGGCTCGACTCTACCTAACACAAGAAGACCAAGCTCGCGACTTACCAAAAACAACGGGCTGGGCCTTCGAGGTAGACGGCAACGGAATGGCTAACAAATTTTCAGCACTCGAGAACGGAGAAACCTCGGCTCTCGGAAGGTGTCTCGGAAATTACATCTACTCCGGAAACAAAAGAGTCACCCGAGATGAAATGGAAAAGGTTGCTCGCGGAGTTGCTCCGAAGCTACCGACTCGAGATTGGCTAAAGGAGGCGGACGAACTAGGCAAGGACATAGACAAGCTTCGTCTTCTTTACTCCGAGGCTAAGACGGCTAACGCTTCTAACGAAGTTCTCGAACGAATCAAAGAACTAGCAGCTTTAGCGGGAGCCTAATGGAAACCCCGGGCCAGATTGTTGAAGAGCTTCAGCGTATAAGCAAAGAAATGGAGAAGGGAGCTTCTGCTCTCTATGACGCAGAAGTAAAGCTTGCGGACGCGGAGGCAACTTATGACAAGTCCGTATCTCTATCTTTCCTCAATAGCCAAGGCACAGTAGCAGACCGTCAAGCCATAGCCAAGCTTCAAGCAATAGACGAAAAGCTCAAGTCCGACCTTGCTCGGGCGGAGTTCAATCGAGTAAAGATGAAGATGAAGGTTCTTTCCGACACGGCCACAATGACCGCGGTTATTAGCCGGAACGTAGAACTCCAATGGCGGAGCTAGACTAATGGGCGGAGGATTGGCGGGGTATGAAGATTCGGGAAAAGTGTTCTTGTGGCGCAAGTTTTCAAGCGTCCGGGGACGAAGCTACGCAACTCTACAAGAATTGGATTCGTCGCCACTCCTGCCCAGAACCGACTTCAGAAGAGATTCTAAACTTCCGAGATACCGACAGCTCTTCAACGATTGGATTCTCCGCAGATTATTCCGGGACGGGTTTAGACCTGCCCGCGAAGAAATACGACCCTTGGGAAGAGGACTAAAGAGTTTTCTAAATTCGCGCGAACGCACGAGTGTTTGTAGGTTTTCACAATGAATAAAAAAGAGTTTCAAAAATACCTAGACCGAGATAAGGCTTGCCCTTGTTGCGGTTCAACTGGCGACGAACTAGTTCCACAACACCGAGCTAATCGAGGAATGGGCGGGAGCAAAGAACGCAATCGACCGTCGAACATAATTGTCTTCTGCTCATTCTCTAACGGACTTATGGAATCTTCTCCGGGCTACGCAGCTAAGGCACGAACGAAAGGCTGGAAGCTTTATTCGCACCAAGACCCGGCAGAAACTCCGGTGAGTCTTTGGGACGGTTGGCACTTGCTAGACGATAACTTTGGAAAGGTTCCAACGAACCAACCAGACTGAAAGGAAAAAATGACTGGATACGAACCACGCTTTGATGTGGACTTTACACGGGGACGAATCGGGGAAGAGCTTGTCGAAACTTTCTTAGCTGACCTAATCGGCAAAAAGATAGAAGTCAAAACTGATTACCGAGTAAATGAAACCGGGAATGTCTACGTTGAAACGTGGCAGTATTCCGAACCCGACGCTTCAGACAAGAAGCAATCTGGAATAAACGTAAGCGAAGCGGAATACTATTGCTTTGGCTCCCCGCTTGGGGAGGGATTCGTAATGATAAAAACCAGCGTCCTCAAGGAGTTCATAAGCAACACGAACCCCCGCGAAGCAAGGCAACCAATCGCTTCTAAGAAAACAAAGGCTTCAATCGGGCGACTGATACCGCTTGCTGATTTGTTGGCTAGTATCGGACTAGCAAAGAAAGGGAACTAATGCCTCTGATTCGGGGACATCATTCATTCGACGACCATTTCACGCAGATACCAAATGACTGGTTGCGCGATAAAAGAATTTCACTTGGAGCTAAAGGACTACTAGCGCAGTTACTCTCTCACTCTCCGGGGTGGCGCATTAGCCAAGAAAGTCTAGGTCGGGATAACGGAGTCGGGCGCGACGCAATCCGGACGCTGATAAACGAACTTCTCGAAGCGGGTTATCTAGTGCGTTCCGAAGAGCGGGAGCGCGGAGAGAAAGGTTATCTCGGAGGCTACACTTACACCACACAAGACCCTACGCAGGATAATCCTACGCAGGACAATCCGCTACTTAAGAAGACTATTACTAAGAAGAACAACTTAAAGAATAACGAGAGAATATATAGCGAATCCGAGTTTGATTCTTTTTGGAGCAACTACCCGAAGAAGGTAGACAAAGGCGCAGCACTCCGAGCGTTCAAGCGGGCAATCAAAAAGCAAGACCCGGAGTTAGTGATTGCCGGAGCCAAGGCTTACGGTCAAGACCCAAATCTTCCCGACAAGCAATTCATAAAGAACCCGGCGACTTGGCTAAACGCAGAAGCTTGGAACAACGGGCCACTACCTAGGCGCAACAAAACCGACTCAAAGGCATTAGAGGATTGGGCCAATGACTAAAAACGAACTAAAAGAGCTAATGGAATACCTAAGCGCAATCGACAATCGACAACTCTCGGCCGAGAAGCTACAGGTTTGGTTTGACCTTGTCGGCTTTCTAGACTTCGTAGACGCAAAGGCCGCAGTTATTGAAGCCCAGCGCGACGAATCTATTTCTTACGTTGAAGCTAAGCACGTTATTGCTTACGCGCTCCGAAGCAAGGAAAGAAGAAAGGCTGAGGAAGTTCGGGCGACTTCTTACAAGGAAGAACGAATCGGCGACCCGCACCCAATTTGCGCTCACGGATTGAGGCTTCTAACTTGTGACCCTTGTTGTCGAAACGCAGCGATTCAGGCAGGACTGCTACGCTAATGCGGTGGAAGAGAACGAAGCTATCTGTAACCGTTGCGGGCATATTTGGCGCGTCAAAATTGACGAACCGAAGACGGGCGTCCGTTGCTCCGATTGCCGAATGGGACAATCGCTTATCGTCAAGTATGGAAATACTAAGTGCCTTCCTTGGCAGGGCGACTTTGACTCCGCGACCCTTACGCAGCCAATCTATGAAGGCAAACCAGTCTTACCCGGAATTCGAAATTGCGGACACCTCGACTGTTGTAATCCCGAACACATCAAAAAGTCTTAGCTTGCTAGTAAAGTAAGAAAACAAAAGAAAGGTAAAACAAAATGGCAACAGTAGAAGTAAAGGGAGAAGTCGTCGGACTTGTCTTCGGCAACAAAGGCGTTCAGATTCTCGAAACCTTCAAGAGCAAGGACGGCGAGAAGCGCGACGCAAGATACACCGCTTGGCTAGATACTCCGACTAGCTCTCTTCAGGTTGGGCAGAAAGTATCCGCTCGCGGATTGCTCTCCGCCTCAATCGGAAACTACAAGAACAAAGAAGGCGAAGATAAAACCGTCGTAAACCTCTCGATAAACTTCGCAACAATCAAACTAGACGGGTCTGAAGCTCCGGCTATGACCCCTACTCACGAAGAGCTACCCTTCTAGTGTTTCTCCGTTGGCTAGTCCCGTCCGCGTCCGGAATCTTATTCGTTGAATTCGCTTCCGAATCTTCCGGCTTCCTACACGTGGTCGGGCTAGTCTTCGGTTGCTTCTATCTCTGGGCCGGAATCTCCGAAGCTTGGAATCAGTATGTTCGAACTAACTATTGAAGTTCTTGGCGACCCGGCTTCCCAAGGTTCCCACTCCGTAATAAACGGACGAATCGTTCAAGTCAATTCAGCAAAACACAAGCGGTGGCGCAACGCCGTATCTTTCGCAGCTCTCGATTTGGTCGGGCCGGACTTTGACCTTATCGAAGACCCGGTCGAACTCTCAGTCATCTTCTACCTTCCAAGGCCGAAAACAGCAACCCGAGAGTTCCCGGCGGTAATGCCCGACCTCGACAAGCTAATTCGAAGCGTCGGTGACTCCCTATCCGGGACAATAATCCGCGACGATTCAAGGATTGTGACCATTACGGCTAAGAAGCTCTACGCGGACGATAGAGGCCCGGGAGCTATTATCAGGGTAAATACCTTACCTTCGCACTAAAAAGCCTTCTACGGGCCTTCTACGGCCCCTGTTTCTTCGAACAAGTATTCGAACGAACCCGAATTGTAACGATTTGGTAACATTCCCAAAAATTGCTCAAAATTTGTGGAAATTCCCG